CTAAAAATAGCACCTTGTGATAAGTCATTCGAATAAGTAGCAGTATTAGTAGCTTGTGGTTCTATAAGCCAATGATTTGCACCTAAAAAATCTAATCTTGGTAAATTTATTGCCTTTTCAGAAATTAATCCACTTCCCTCAACCCTTGTTGCAGTTGTTGACCTTTCAAAATCTAAATCCGCATAAGGAGAATCTTTTGGTTTAATAGCATTTATACTACCAACATCATAAGCAGTTGGTGTAATTATAATACTTGCTTTTTCTAATAAATTTGCCATTATGATTCGCAGTTTTCAAGTTCTTGTAAAATATTGGTTGTGCTTCCTTTATTTTCTGTAAATGTAGAACGTGCTTCTAATGATGAGATTAATCCACCAATAGCAGATACTAAATCCTCATATATCTTACCCCAACTAATTGTATTATCACTTACCCCGTTCCCGAAGTTCGTTGTCTCGTAAATCTTTCCCCAATTGATTGTATTTGCCATCTAAATACTTTTTTAATTTTAATATATTTTCAATTTTAGGTTTATATCTTACAATACCCATCCTTCAAAATTTGCGTTTTTATCGGGATATACATCCTCATTACTATTTGTATAATATTCTGGAAAGTTAGACGATGCATTAAATGACATATAGTCTATAAATCGCTCTGTGTAATACTGTGCGATATTTCTTTCTTTTTCTATAAGAAAATCAATCTCACTCTTGTCTACATTAGCTGAGTTTTCAGCAGAATGTTTAAATACACCTTTGTTGCTAATAGAGTAAGCTGCAAATGGCAAATATTCAACCATTGCCCAATGTACTAACATAGGTTTTATATAGTTCGTAGTTAATGCTAAATAAGGGTCAGCTAAATTACCTAATAGAATATGACTCTTAATTTTATTTAATAGGTCAGTACCTAAGTAATTCTGTATATGTGTATCCTGTGCAATCTCTATGTATTGCATAAACTTATCTGTATCTACATTGCCATTTAAAGCAGTAAATTGAACTACATCTTTTCGTGTTATAAGTAATGCTCTTGCCATATCTATTTGTTTACAAATCCATTATTAGGCATATCTACAGGTCTTTTAGCTACCTTTGGGTCATTCTTAATAGGTTTTAACCCTTCTTTTTTTGCTTTGTTAACTGATATTTCTGATATAGGATTCTTTGCATCTGGGTTAATGTTTGGTTTTTTAGCCATATAAGTTTTTCTCATCCAATAGTGATGGCAATTACCACCACCCTTATATAACCAAATATCATAAGTATCTGCACCATTAAGTCCCCAACCTTTATTTACAGGTTTTGAACTCATAGCCATTATATCTTCTTTTCGATATATCTTCTTAGCTTTAATCATCTTAGCACAAAATGGTCTTGTAACACTAACACCATTACGCATTGTTAATTTTAAAGGTGCATATTGATATCTTACCTTAAATCTAAAACCTTCTTCATTTACTTCATCTTGCTCACTCTTTGCGTTAGGTCTTGCTATTCCTGTGGATGCTAAACCTATCATTTTGTCTAATGCTTCTTCTTGGTCGTAGTCTACTTTTCTTTCATCTACTAAATCCCAATTTTGTAAGTCTTCATCTTCTCCGTATTCTATTAAGATATCAGCAGCTTTTTCATTTGTTTCTGGTATGTCAGATTTTAGTTTGACTCCTGTTTCCTCCTCTCTCGCTTCCTCTGTAACTGCGTTATCTGTGTCAATGAATGACAATGGTTGTAATGTTTTAAAGTACAATTTTAGAGATATACCATTAACTGCAAGTATATCATCCATACATTCTGTTACCAGCTCTTGATATGGTTTTATAGTTATGTTGTCAAACAATAGTGATGCAGTTTCTATCTCCTCAGCATTTGAACCTAAACCATTATTTTCTGTTCTAATACCTAATAGTAATGGTGAAGTAACTCGATGTGATACAATTAACTTCCTTGAGCATTCGTTAGATAAGTATTCGTAGTGTTGTGGTGCATCATTTAATGGTACATCATCTATTGTTGTTTTAGACTCAGCATTGTTATTAAATGCAATAATAACCTTTTCACCAAAAGAACCTGTGAGTTTATTTAATACATCGTTTTTTACTTGTATTTGCTTCTCTCTATCTGGTACACCATTATTAAAATTAACTACTTTAGTACCACTAAATCCGTTTTGAACATCATTTATTAAATAGTCACTTATCTCACTTTCTAACTCAGCATATACGAGACCACCTTGATAATCAACAGGACAATAATAATGATAGCCACTAACGTATCTTTTACATATTTTGATTTCTGGTTCTTTTCCATTTCCATATCCAAATGCTGCTATTCTTTTAGGTTTATCTCTTTTATTTACTTTTGTCCAATCTGCTGCGTAGTAGTATGCTTCAATGTCTCCATCTTCATTACATTTCTCAGCTCGTAGTGTTTGTCTTGGAAAATGTTCTGCTTTAAATACTTGACCATTTTTGTATAAAACTTGAAAAGATGCCTCACCTAATAACTTTAAGTCTAATGTTATTTTTCTTAAACAAGTATTATTAAAAATAGAACGCATTGCAGCATACTCATTAGTCTTACTCGATGAATCTAATGCATCTACACCTCTACCATATATCATATTACTAACACCATTTATAATAGCATTATTTGTAGTAGAACTTATATAGAGATTTATCAGATATGAATAATAGTCATTGTCATCACCATAAGCTATCCATTCATTTTGTTTATCTTCAACTACTTCTGGTTTGTTGTAAGAAGACAAGTTAACTATATGGATGTTATTACTGTCTATTTTTTTATTGTAATTTCGTCTACTCATCTTCTTTGTTTTCTAAGTATTCTTCGTAAAGACCTAATTCCATTAATCTGCTTTCAAAAGCAGATATAGAAGTAAATTTTTCTACACCATCAAAACCACTTATTAGTGTTTGTCCAACAGACAATTTACCATAATGGTAAATGTCTAAATCGTCTTTAGACAATACATAATACTTCTCTGTTGATGATTTATATATTCTTATCATACTTGCCCTCCATCTGTTATTGTCCAACTATATGTATTTACAAGTGTTTGTCTTGCCGTTGCTGCTGCGCCACTTGAATATTGGGAACTTCCCATGTTTAATGAAGCATTGCTCTGTAGGTTTTGTGCTGCCCAACCTATTAACAAAGAATCATAGGTTGTGGTATCTAATGGATATGTAGCATCAATAAACGCATTTGAAAAGTCTGAAATATGTGCGACATCCCAACTTCCCAAATTTGGAATAGTTACTACGTTTGAATATGCAAACGCATTTTTTAGTTTACCACCCGATGCAATAGTTGGTGTATCTGTTGCAGTCAAAGCACTTAAACCATCACAACTTTTAAAAGCATCCTCCATTGTTTCGTATGTTAAATTTCCCCATTGTTTAACATCAGTTAAGGCATTTCTTTCAATAGTACTTAAACCTGCACCGAATCTGAATCGTGTAAAAGTACCCGATATTTTTACATCATAAGTACCTGCATTTGTATATGTATGTGTTGGTGTAGTTAAACTTGTAATTGTATCACTATTCCCATCACCCCAATCAATAACATAATTAGGTGTGAAACCACCCGATGTATTATAAGTTCTTGTTCCAATTTTAATTTGTTGACTTGCTGACGTTGTCGTAAATTCTAAAATTGCTCCTGCAAATGATGATGGTGCTTGCCATTGTGAAGCATCATCGGGATAATAATCATTATCATTAGCATATCCATCCCCATCTCTATCTGAATCAGAAGAATCAGCAATACCATCGCCATCTAAATCAGCATAAGTTGATGAAGAATCCAATGGATTACTTCCATACAATGTTTCATTAGCATCAGTTTGTCCATCACCATCATCATCTGTATCTGCGTTATTTCCAATTCCATCTGAATCTGTATCTAATGTTTCGGTAGAATCTAATGGGAAAGCATCTAACGAATCTATAACTCCATCTCCATCATCATCTGTATCAATATAATTGTAAATACCATCACCATCTGTGTCGGTAAATCCAGATGAAGTAATTTCAGTATAATGACTACCGCTTGGTGCTTGTGTTCCATCGTGAGTAAAACCTGTTGATGGCATATACCAAGTAGTTGAAGTTGGGTCATCTATGAAAGTATGCGTGTGTGAAGTACCAGAACCACCACTTTGAGAATCTAAATAATTAGCTTCTTCTTCTGTTGCAAATAATGGATAGTAATAAAGCTCCGTGTTTGATATGCTTGTGTCAACACCATAAATAAATCTATAATTTAAAGTTACTGCTGCAGAATCAGTTGAAGAGGAATCACTTGAAGAACTACTTGTGACAACACTACCTATTGTTACGAATTGTGTATCATTGACATTTGATGTGTATGTAGCATTATTTATACTAAAACTATCTGCATTCTGTGATGTGCAATATGCTTTAGCTTTATGTATTGTTTCATTGTTTTTAATAAATTCTAACGTGTAAAAATTGTCTTCTCTTAAGATACTAAAAGTAAGATAAAAGTGAACATAATATAAATTAGATAAAAAAGGTACATTAGATAATGTCTCTGTTTGTTGCGTTCCTTCCTCAGTAAGTATTACCGAAATTAAATCAGAAGTATTAGCCTCTCTTACAGATATATTAGTTAAACTTATATTGGTAGGGTCTGTGTGTCTCTTAATAGATATGCGTGTACCAAATGCAATACCTTGTAATGTGTTAAAACCTAATTCTGATGGTATGTCTACATTTGAGTCATTGTTAACAAAGAAAGAAGTTCTTAAAGCACCAGATGTTTTAGTTTTTATCTCGTAAGTCCATTGGTATTGTTTTCCAATAGTCATTACATTGTTTTGGATTATCCTTGATAATTCATCAGTTCCAGAAAAAGTAGCTAAACCATTTTCTATGTCTACATCACCTTCTTTTGTCCAATTAGATTGACCATTAGCAAAATTACCATTTACCACTAAATCACTATTTATATTATGACTTCTTGGTATAGCTTTTACTATCTGTTGCGTTGTTATAGGTTGAAGCACTATCATATATATACAATAAGATAGTAGTTGTTTTGTTAATTTTAAGACATAAAAAAAGAGAACATATAGTCCCCTTTTAATCTGTAATACTGATTTATAGTTGCCTCTCAGAGACTCTCACATTGAAACCCTCACAAGCTAACTTTATATTTTCATACAAGTTATATCCGTTAGAGTTTGTTGATGTAGAGTAAAGTATCCATCCATAGTAATAGTCTTTTCTGAAACCCATTTTTTTAGCTTCTCTCCAACCCATACCATCAGCTACTACAGATATAAATGTAGCATCAAGTCCTTTATTGCCTTTAGCATCGTGGAGAGTTTTGATAGATATTAACTTTATTAATAAATCTTGATAATCTTTTGAAGTCTTTGACATAATGTTAAATATTAATTGTTTTGTTTTTGTTGATACAAATCTAATAAACATTTTATTAACCACCAAATGTATAGACATAAAAAAAGGGGACAAATATGTCCCCTTAATTTAGATACCTCCTTATTTATTATGCGTTAGGGTCAATAGGTGTTGATGAATCATCAGCAGGAGCAGCAGCACAGAAGAATGGTGGTTGTGTCTCTTGTGCAGTAAGCACTAAAGTAAATCCACTCAAATCCCCCATAGCAGCACCTGTTACCATAGTACCACCTGTTACGTCGCATCCGTGTTCTTTACCTAAAAGATAAACTTTTCCATTGTAAGCCTCTACAACGACTTGTCCTCTACCTTTAGCTAATTTTCTTATTTGTTCTTGGGTTGCTAAATCTAAAACTTGTAAAGTAACATTTAATGTACTTTCATAGAATGTAGTCCCATTTTCTCTTGAACTGTTAATAGTAGTTTCAAGTGAACTATTACCTTTCAATTCGTACTTAAAATAGTCTTTAGCAGCATCTAATGTAGCTTCATTAGTAGAACCATCAATAGTTGCAACATCAGTAGCGTAAGCAGTAAAAAAGATATTCTTTAATCCTCCTACTGAATCCTTACAAGCTAAGTTACGACCATTTGTAATTGCACAACTCATATATTTATGTTTTTATAAAAAAAAAGGTGGGCAGAACCCACCCTTAATTTTCGGTTAATTAATTACTATGCGTAAAGAACGATGTCTGAACCAATTCCGTGCTGAATTCCTGCAGTCATTCTCATTACGACTCTTACGTTTTGACTTCCATCAATGTCAGCCATATCAATAACCTTAACTTCGTTAGAATCATTTAGTAAACCTGTACCAAAGAATAAGTTAGATTTTTCAGCAGCTACCATCTTGTTACTCGCTAATCCATTCGCTAAGAAAAGATTAATTCCATCGAATTTAAGACCTCCGTTGTTGTACCACATTGTCCCTTTATTATCGAATCCGTTAGCACCTCTGCCTCCTACGTTTTCTGTACCTGCAACATTTTGTACTGCACCAAATCCACCTAATGCACGAACATAAGCATAGAATACGTTTGATGGTACATAGATGTTTAAGTCATCCTGTGGTTTTACTGTGTTTGGAATAGCATCTACTACTTTTCCTAACTCATCAATCACGTTTGCAGCAGTTACAGTAGTACCTGTTACATCAATAACATCAGCATCAGCACCTAATGTAGTAGCAAATCCATCAAATTGACCACTTGTAGCGTTAGTACCTGCCCAAATATTTGTTTCGATTCTTTGAGCAACTTTGTCAGCAACGTGAGCAATTAAAAAGTCTGCAAAAGATGGAGGAAGATTCTTGTAAGCAGAATACCCCATCTGTATTGATTCCCAATCCGATACAAAATCTTTTTTGCAAAGTTGTAGGTTTACTTGAAACTCTTCTGGTTGTAAGATTCTCTCTGTAAGAGTTAAAGTTGATGTTGGGTCAAAATCACAACTACCATCTTTTAAAATGTCATCCGTTGCAATTTTTTTCATTACTTCCTTAAAAGCAATATTTGGTTTAATAGTAATACCTCCTTGTGACAAGGTATTTCCAGATAGCAAACTTGCAGAGATATATTTACCTGCAAATTCACCTGCGTAAGTAGTAGTAATACTTGTGGTTGTGGCCATTTTTATTTTTATTAATTTGTTATAGTTCTTAAAACTCTGTCAAAACTTGTTTCAGTTCTGTTTTGAGCAAAAAGATTTAATTCTTGTTTATTTACTTCTTGTTCTGGATTATGCTTAACCTTTTCAACTTCAGATAGGTCTTGCTTTTCCATTTCTTCTTTTTCTTCTTTTTCTTCTTCTTTTTTCTTGCCTTCAATCATTGACTTGACTTCTTCAATCATTGACTTCAACTCAGCAAGTTCTTCTTTAGTAGCGTAAGCCATTTCTTCTTTTTCTTCAGCTTCTACCTCTACTTCTTCTGCTTCTTCTTCTTTACCGACAGATTTAATAATACCTTCTTCTTCTGTTACTAATGTCTCTCCATCTTCAAGTTTGTAACTTCCAACAGGTAAAGGAACTTTTTCGTCTTCTGTAACAATAAATACTTCAGAACCTTCTGTAAATGACTCAGATTCGATGATAGTACCATTATCTAATGTAGCTTGTGCTAACTTGACCTCTTCAGATGCCTCAACTCCTACGAGTTCTTTAATTTTACTTAACATTTCGATAGCTTTCATACTTATACAATAGGTTTAAAACTGTGTTGTTGTGTTTTTATTAATACTATATCTTATTTTTTACATCTTTAATTTTAAATAAAGATTCATCAACCATTTTTTTGTATTGAAATAATATTTTGTTATCCATTCCTAATTCTTTTAATGATGATTCTGCTGATGCAATTTCTTTTTGTTGCACTAATGCAGTTTCAGACACTAAATTCAACATATTTGTTATTTGTCTTTTTTGCTTAGTTGTAGCCATTTGAATTTTTATTAACTCGTTATAGTTCTTAAAAAATTCACTTGTTAATGAAGCAATTCTATTTGTGTCTTGGGACAATGCTAAATTCACTTGTTAATGAAGCAATTCTATTTGTGTCTTGGGACAATGCTTTATGTCTTTGTTTAATGTCATCCATTAATGCTAACTCAACTTTTTCTGACTTTAGTTCAGTCTTACCAAATAATTTCTCGTTTACTATTCTACCTGTATTCATTTAATTTATCTTAGTTATATTTCCTATTCCTTGTGCTTGTAGTGAACCATCACAACATTTGCTACTGTATGTATTGTCTTGACATAGACATCCTCTCTTATCTGACTTTGGAGATGTTCTGCTTGGTGTTTTAAACTTCTTGTTTCTCATTTTATAGGTACGCAATTAGGTACTCTTTTACCATCTTTCATTTTAAAACCTATCATCTCATATCCTGCTTGACAAGGTTCTTTAAGTGATGCCTCTAACAAATCAAGTTCTTTTAGTTTAGCACCCGACCACCTAAGACCTGCTTTACCTCCCCATAGTAAGTAAGATATAGTACCACAAGCCTCTGTGTCTGATTCGTCATAGTATTCTGCTGCTCTGGATAGATAGCTAAACATCCTTTTTATGGTCTCAACAGTAATAGGTTTACCTTGTGCTAATTGTGATGCACGAACCTTTCCTACTTGCGTAGCACATTTATTACCTACCTTCTCGTTTAGTTCTATACCTCTTTTAGCATTGTTTTTAACTGCGTTAGGGTAATCTATTGTTTTTAACTGCGTTAGGGTAATCTGTATACGACTCTAATTTAGTAGAACTGAGCATATCAGTTAATTCAGCTAATATATCTTCTGCTTCTAACTCTTTATGTGTCTTGCAAGGCATATACCAAGTCTTACCACCAACATCGTGAGTATGTATACCCTCACAACCTTTTGATTTTGCAACTGCGTATGCTTGTTTAGCAGTATCATAAGCAGTATGACCATCTATTACTTTTTCAGCAAAATTATCTTTAATAGACTCTTTTGGTCTTTCTATTTGGTCTTTCTAACTTGTCTGCAAAATATCCTTCTATGCTAAATCCTTTAACCTTACCTGTCTTTACATAATCATTCCAGACCTCATCATTGTAGACCTTCATAGATACCATCCAAGTTCCGATAGGAACATCTAAATTGTAATGTCTTGACTTGTCTTTGTCTCCTTCAACTATCCAAGACTCAACAACAGATAAACCTTGTAATGGTACTTGATGCTCTAACGTAGAATTGTTTTGATTTCCTTTTGCTAAGAATAACTCAGATGCTTTTTTAACTGTGTTTTTAGAGAAATATATGTAGTATTCATTATCACCACTTTTTCTATAAATAGGTTTATTAGGTACTAATGCAGCACCCATTAAAATACGTTTCTCCTTGTCTACTTCAGCTAACTTAAACTCTTGGTTTTTTAAAGCTATAAAGTCTTCTTGAATAGCAGGTGATTCCACAACAGAAATAGCTTCTATACCACTATTATCATCGTTGTCATCTATGAAGAGTTCTATAATATCCATATATATAACAATTACTCATTAGATTATTTGTAAAAGTTTTATATATTAGTAGAAAATAGAATTATGAAACAAACAACACAAATTACTTTTTACTCATTTTTCCTAAAAACTTTGATTTTTCCGCAGTCTCTTATAGGAGGATTTTACCCTAAAAACTTTGATTTTTCCGCAGTCTCTTATAGGAGGATTTTACCCTAAACTTGCACCCTCTATTATATTCCTATCCATCTGTTGTGCAGTAGTTACCTCCTCAGATACTACAAATGCTTTTATAGGTATTTGTTCTTGGTCTGATATCGTTTGTGCTAATTGACTCGTCTGGGATGCTCCTACTACGTTAAACTGTGCAGGTTGTGGTGCAGCAATAGTACTACCACCTCCACCACTTGCACCCATAGAAGATGCTTGTGATTTAGTAGCAGATACTGCTGACTTAACTGCACTAATAATACCTGCTGCTTGACCTGCAAATGCAATTAATGAAGCTGCTCTTAATGTTATCTGTGACAAAGTAGCTTTAGCCTCTGCTATTTGCTCTTTAACTCTTATAGCAGTCTTAGCAATAAACAATGCTCTACCTATTTTACTTTCACTACCTGCTGCGTTTATTACTGCATCTAACCCCTCGTTTACTTGGTTTATTTTTGCTTCTTTTAGTTCTTCCTCTATCTCTATTTGCTCTTGTTTATTTTCTAATAGAAAAGTATTTAATTCAGCTTCAGCATCTGCTCGTGCTTGTGTACCTTTTTGATATAAATCTATCTGTCCTTGTAGTCTTTCTTCTTCTATTATCTTTTCTTCTTCATTTATCTCTCTTAACCTTGTTAATCTTACTACTTCATTAGTCTCTTGCTCTGCATCAAATTGCTTTCTACTTAGTGATAACTCACTTTCACTCTCTTGTACAGATTTAATCAAG